GCCGATGGCATTATGGACTGGACAGAAACAAACCCATTTGGTACTGATTAAATATGCTAGGTCAACCACACTTTTATAATAGAACCATTCGCAAATTGGTGGTGGCGTTTGGCTCTTTGTTTAACGATATTCAAGTTGTTCGTTACAACAAAGATGTTAATATTCCTGGTCAAATCTTTAAAGTGCCGTTGTCATACGGACCAAAAGAAAAATACTTAACTCGTATTACTAGTGATCCTGATTTAACAAAATCTATTGCAACTCTTGTGCCTAGAATTTCGTTTGAGATGACGGGTATGTCATATGACCCTAGTAGAAAAAAAATGTCTACTATTCAAAACTTTGGCCTAGATTCAAACAATAGTTTAGTAACACAATTTGCACCTGTACCATATGACTTTGATTTTTCATTGTCAATCTATGTGAGAAATACTGAAGATGGTACTCAAATTATTGAACAAATTTTACCATTCTTTACACCTGATTTTACAGTAAGTGTGAATTTTATTCCGTCACTAAGTCAAAAATATGATTTGCCCATTAAATTGGAATCTGTATCAACAAGTATTGACTATGAAGGTGACATGTCAACCACTCGGTTGATTATGTGGGACCTGACATTCACACTCAAGGGTTATATTTGGCCTCCAGTTAAGTCCAATACAGCTCAAGGTTTAATTGGTACATATAGTACATCAGCAGCTGCATATGGTTTTGCTAAATCAAACATTTTCATTGACACAAATGTGCGTGATTCACAAAAAGTTTATGTAAACTATGCAACTGGTAATAATGTGTTTACTACAGGTGAAACCATCCGTGTTGAAAACAAAGACATTACTGGCAAAGTTGTTTATTTTAGTAACACAGTTAGTGGTATTTTGGTGTTGAGTGATTTGAGTAAACTTGTTTCTGCAAATGATGTGGTTACTGGCGACTATTCGCAAGCTAAATATAAAGTAACAGCTACTGAAAACTCTTTAGTATTGGCTTCTAAAGTTGTAGTGCAAGCAAACCCATTAAACTCTGCACCAGATGACCAATACGGATTTACTGATACGATTACTGAATGGCCTAATACTTTGATATGAACAAATTAAATGAAACTCTCTCTGAGGTTTTAGATGTTGAGCCCATTGGTTCAACAGAACTTCTTCCTGCAACACCAGTTACTAAAGTAGATGATGATGCCGATTTTGCTCGTGATAACATTCGTACCTTAATTGAAAAAGGTAACCTTGCCGTTGACGGCATTTTACATGTAGCAAAAGAATCTGAACACCCAAGAGCATATGAAGTTGCAGCCAATCTAATCAAAAACTTGTCGGATTTAAACAAAGACTTGATGGAAATTCAAAAACGTAAAAAAGATTTGGCACCACAATCACAAAGAAGTGGTGATATCAATGTTGATAAAGCTGTGTTTGTTGGTTCAACCACCGAACTGGTCAAGTTTTTAAAGAACAATAAATAAGGATATTATGGAACAATTAATTCAACAACTAAAAGTTATTCTAGGCACTAACTTTGGTCTTTATCTAAAATCTCACAATTACCATTGGAATATTGAGGGTAATAATTTTCCTCAATATCATGATTTTTTAAACAATTTTTATAATGAAGTATTTTTACAAAACGATCCAATTGCAGAGCATATAAGATATTTGGATTCATATGCACCAGGTTCATTTAGTAGATTTATGGAGTTATCTGCTGTTGATGAATCAACAACTGTACCTGATGCATTGACAATGATGATTACTTTAAAAAATGATAATGACAAATACATTATGCAACTTCGTGCTGGTATTATTTTAGCAGAACAAGCTGGTGAACCTGCCGTTGGCAATTTCTTGCAAGACCTATTAGGTGCTCATCAGAAAAAATCATGGATGCTTCGTAGTATCGTTAAATAATTATGGATGCAGGTGGTTACCTAGGTAATGCAAACCTCAAAAGGACAGGTGTTGAACTGTCCTACACAGAGGAACAAGTTGCCGAGATTATAAAATGTACTGAAGACCCGGTCTACTTCATTAAGACATATGTTAAAATTGTCAACGTAGACCATGGTTTAGTACCATTTGATATGTGGCCGTTCCAAGAGGACATGGTCAGAACATTTCACAACAATCGTTTTTGTATTGCAAAGATGCCTCGACAGGTTGGTAAAACAACCACGACTGTAGGTTATATGCTTTGGTCTGTATTGTTCCAAGATGACTACAGTATTGCTATTTTAGCGAACAAGGGTTCTCTTGCTCGTGATATTCTAAGCCGTGTACAGTATGCCTATGAATACTTGCCATTGTGGTTGCAACAAGGTATCATTACATGGAACAAAGGTAATATTGAGTTAGAAAACAAATCTAAGATTGGTGCCTTTGCAACATCAGCAGCTGGTGTTCGTGGAGGTTCTTACAACTTGATTTTCTTGGACGAATTTGCTTTCGTTCCAAAGAATATGGCAGATGAGTTCTTTACATCTACATATCCCGTGATTTCATCTGGTAAAACGACCAAAGTTATTATTGTTTCTACTCCCTATGGTCTGAACCACTTCTATAAGATGTGGGTAGATGCTGAAGAAGGTCGTTCAACTTACAAACCACTTGAAGTCCATTGGTCACAAGTGCCTGGCCGTGATGCGGCATGGAAAGAAGAAACAGTCCGTAACACCTCAGAAGAACAATTCAGACAAGAGTTTGAAACAGAATTTATTGGTTCATCTGCAACTCTTATTTCTGGTTCCAAACTACGCTCAATGGCATTCTTTAATCCAATCTTTGCAGAAGAAGGATTGGACATGTATGAGATGCCTCAACCTGGCCACATGTACATTGGTACAGTTGACTGTTCAGAAGGAGTTGAACAAGATTACTCCACTATAAATATCATTGATGTGACACAGGTGCCATATAAACAGGTTGCCAAGTATCGCAACAATAAACTGCCTCTATTGTTTTTTCCAACCATCATATACTCGTTATGTAAAAGATATAATGAGGCATATGCTTTGATTGAGACTAACAATGTGGGACAACAGGTTGTTGACATTCTCCATTATGATTTGGAATATGAAAACATCTATAAGTTAGAACACCACCATATTAAAGGCCAGTCCATTTCTGGTGGTTTCAAACGCTCGACTTCTTTTGGTATTAAAACAACTAAATCTGTTAAAAAGATTGGTTGTGCCAACTTAAAAACTTTGATTGAAAACGACAAGTTGATTGTCAATGACTTCGATACGATTGCTGAACTAAATACATTCGTTAGAGTCAGAGATAGTTATCAGGCAGAAGAAGGTAATAATGATGATTTGGCCATGGGTCTGGTGCTATTTGCTTGGTTGGCGGCTCAATCATATTTTAAAGAAGCTACTAACATTGATATCCGTAAATACATGTTGGAAGAACAAAATATGCTTGTAGAAGAAGACTTGGCACCAGTTGGAATCATAGATGATGGTCGCCGTGAAGAAGTCCTAGTGGACAGCGGTGATGTGTGGACTGAAAGAGGCTATCTATCCTCAAGGTTCTAAAAAACTAAATAGAGTATTAATTATAAATATAATTGACCCAATAACAATAAGGAGAAATCCATGGCATTTCAGCTATCACCTGGGGTAAATGTATCAGAAATCGATCTGACCACAATCGTCCCTTCCGTTGCCACCTCAATTGGCGCTATCGCTGGACAGTTTGCTTGGGGTCCAGTTGGTGAAGTCATTACCGTTTCTGACGAGGTTCGCCTTGTTGACCGTTTCGGTAAACCTGACTCTACAAATTATGAATACTGGTTCTCAGCAGCAAACTTCCTAGCTTATTCTAACAACCTTAAAGTAGTCCGTGCGGCTAACACAACAACAACATTTAATGCTTCCGCTAACGGTGCAGGCGTGTTGATTAAAAACAATGATGATTATGAAGAAAATTATTCTAATTCGAATACAAGTCTTGGTATCGTTACTGCGAAATGGGCTGGTAATTTAGGAAACTCACTTAGAGTTTCCATTTGTGCTTCATCAGCTGCTTTCTCATCTAATTTGACTGTTACAGATTCTCTTAGATCCAATGCTGTTGCTTCTGGTGAGACTACTATCAACATTAATGGTAGTGCTAATGCTGCAGCTAACTTGCAATCTGGTGATTTAGTTTCTGTTGACGGTGGCACAAGTTACATTCGTGTTGCATCTGTTAATGCTACTGCAATTATTGTT